TGATCTCAGTTGACAAGATGTTCGCCAACTCAGTTTCAGCATCAAGACCATGAATTGCTTTCAAGTCTTGTGCTAATTCTAAGCTGTATTCCGCTTTCAACGCACGTGACTTCGCAGTCACAGTTGCTTTTTCAATGGTGAAACCCATTTCGTTGAACGCAGAACCACCTGTTGAACCAAGTGCTTCAGCATCTGCCAATGGCATTGCTGAACCTGCAAGAGCAGTAGTTACGGAGTCAGCAATTGTGCTGTCGCCGTCACCATCAGTTGAGGTACCAAGACCTGAACCGTCTGTTGGCTGTGTGAAGCTTGAGTCACCTGAGTAACCTGTGTTTGCTTCGTCGAACAATGCTTCATCATCTACAGACTGACCGTTAGCAGCTGTCTTGTAACGTGAACGCATTGCAAAGATAAGACCTGTTGGTCCTGTCATTGGCTGAACACCACATACGTCATATGCCATTAGGTTTGGCATTGCGCGACGTACAAGTGCGATTAGGATTGGATTCCAGTTAGCAGCCGCACCAGTATTGTTTGTTGGCGCTGCTTCTGCAATCATGCCCTCTTCCATAAGAGCTTTTTCTTGGTTCTCAAGAATTGCTGCTGTTACAGCTTTTCTGTGAGCGTCTTTAATCGAGCCGGCAGATTCTTCATTAAGAACTGGGCTCCACTTTTCGACGAGTTTGTCGTATGCTACTTGCATAATGGATTACTCCCTATTTGTTTGTCTTAGTGCAGATAGATATTTTGCCATTGAATCTGTTGCAGTTACTTCTGCTCCGTCATCAACATCAGTTGGATCTAAGTCTGCAGACTCGGTTACTGATTTTTTGAAATATGATTCTTTAACAGTTGCAACTTTCGCTGCAAATGTTTCTTCGTTTTCGAAATCAATATCTTCTACTAGGCCTTTCAGCTTTTCAACTTGAGTTTCGGCTAAATCACGTGAAGCTTCACGAACAACTTTTTCGCGCTTTAGTGTTTCTAGTTCTTCAACCATTTCGATCTGCTTGCCAGTTGCACTGTTAAGCTTCTCTTCAAGTTCTTCAACTGTTTCGGCTAGTTCGTCAACTAGGTCGACTTTAGACTCTGGTACTTCGATGTAAGATTCAGTGAATAGATCTTTCAAGCTATTCATGAATTTTTCTGCGATCTCTGTACGTAGACCTGATTGGATTGCAACTTTGTTGTCTTCCATCCAGCCTTCTACAACATAGTTCAAATAGTTGTCTACTTGATCTACAAGATCTGCTTTAGTAGATTCAATCTCTTCAGCAAGCTCTTCGTTGTATTTTTCTTCAAGGCGATCGATTTCTTCTGCTAGCTTCGATTTGATAGCTGCTTCAAAAATCACACCTGCTTTATCCTTGAACTCTTCGCTTAGAGTTGCTTCATCAGCAATCAATGCGTTAAGATCATCAGAGAAATCTGCTTCGTACTGGAAATCAGCTGCTGTTGTTGTTTCCATTACTTCTTCAGAATCCTCAACGCCTTCTGCAAACATTTTGCCATACATGCCAGCCAAATCTTCTTTTTTCATTTTTGACATTTTCATGTATGCAGCGTTAATCATGCCTGCTTTTGTTTTAGGCATTGGATCGGCAGGAGCTTTTACCATAGGATCAGAAGATCCTTTATCACCTTTACGTGCCTTAGCTTTAGGTCCTTTGTCACCTGCAGAATCTACAGATGCAACTGACTGAGCTTCAGCGTTTTTAGGATCATGAGTTCCTTCCACGACTTCGTTCTCTTCGTCATGGAGTTCTACATCCTGATCTTCTACTTGATTTTCATCAGTCATAGATGACTCCTTTTAAAATTTAGATTTGAGTAACGAGAGGAAATTCTTAAACTCACGAACCTCTGTTTCGTACAGATTTGCCCGCGGAGCCTTTTTAATTTCAGTCTCCATTTCTTCAATTGCTCTTCGCTCAATAATGCCGTTGTTCCATACCCACTCAACACCTTCCATTACCCCATTTACGAAAGCGCTAGGTGCGGAGGGATCCTGAACAATATCTACTGCATTGAGTAGAAAGTCGTCTTTAACGACCATTGCGTCATTAGTTCGCTGTAAGCTTCCCATACCACGAGTCGAAACGCCCAGTTGAACACCGCCTTCGAGCAGACCTTGTACGATCTTACCCATAGGAGTCTCCAATACTGTGGCTTTTCCCACAACATTGTTCCCCGACCATTCGAGGTTATCAATCTTGTGTGAAACCTTATCCAGATTAACAGTTGGTCCTTCAGGATGATTTAACTCACCAACCGCACGTCCTTTTTGTACTTGCTCAGTAACGTATTTGTTAACAGCGCTTTCCATTACAGCACGTGGGTAAATGCGACCATTTCTGTTCTTCTGTTCAGCGGACATAAACACGCCTTCAATAGAGTACTTTTTAGACCCGTCTTTACGAGCTTCAGTAAGTACCTCTAGATGGTCTTCTGTATATTCCGCTATTAATCTCATTTCATATCCCTATATTGTTTAATAAATGTTTCTCCAGCTTTAAATGCTTCTCGTTCAGTGCGGTATGCATCAAGCGGATCTCCATCTACATAAGCAACATATTTTCCTTTTTCGTTTGTTACTACTACTTTAATTCCATTAAAGGATCTTGTTTTTCCTTTAACTTTTTGTTTCCGTAGAGAGTTAAACCGTTTCATTTGTTTCTTCTTACTATTATTTATAATAATTTAAATTTTCACTGTCTAAACTTATGAGAACACGATACGTAGATTCACGTACGTCTCCATTATGAGTCGTCGTCCTCACTGTCCTCGTCTCCCATTTCGAGTTCAGCATCATTATCGGGCTCTTGTAAGGTTTCGGTCTCACTTTCTTCATCGGATTGTGTGATATTATCTTCTTCTCCGACATCATCATCCTCGAGATCGAGTTCAAGCTGTTCTTCTTCAGCTCCGTTATAGATTTGATCAGCGAGTTTAATTTTCTCTTGATCTAATGCATCATTTACTCGCTGTGTCATAATTTCACCAAAAATTTCATTGGCTTTATTATAATCTTTATTCAATGCATTTTGGATCATATCAGTTGTCATTGTCATTGTCTTCACCTTCTTTTGGTTCTATTTCACCAGATTGAGTTTCACTTTTTATTTCGCCTTTCATCCTCTTAATCTCTTCGTCATCTAATAACAATACGTTTTTAAATACAAATTCCTTCGAAAAGAATTCTCCAACATATTGTTGCATTTGATCAAGAGTTTGAATTTTTTCTCGTAGTAGTTCTGCGTCTTTTAATTCAGTGAAATGGTTATCACGTACGTAATCAACTACTAGATCATTTTTAATTTTATCCCAATCTTCTTCAGTAATAATACCTTTTAGAATCAATTGAGTTTTAAGAATACCATAAAAGAGATGAGCAAATCTACGGCGTAATCTATCAATAAACTTTTGGAATTTCAGTTCATCTCTTGAGATCTCAGTAGATCGCCCTAAACTAAATTGTGCTTCTTGTTCCAAACGATTAATTGGAACATTAAGAGATCTATACATTCTTTTTTGGAAATATACAATGTCATCAATTTGTCCAAGATTTTCACCACCAGGAAGCGTAGAAATTTCAGTACCTCTTCCACCTTCTCTACGTGGCAGCCAAAAATCTTCAAGTAATGATTGATGTTTACGATCATCTCGTATTTCGCCAGTTTTAGCATCGTATACTAACTTATTACGATACTTAGCCATAATATCTTTCATATATTGTTCTGATTTACCACGCGGCAAATTACCAACATCAATATAGAAAATACGTCTTTCAGGAGCTCGAGCTAGTCTGTAAATAACTAGTGAGTCTTCCATCATACGCAATTGATTAATAGGCTTAATTGCTTTATGAAGATAAGATACAACCTTTTTACGTGATTCATCAAGTAGACCCGATGTCACATAACTTACAGCATCTTCACTCAGTTTTACACCAGCAGTTTGTTGACCTGGTTTTTCTTGGTAGATATAGTATTCATCAACCTTCTCAACTAAGTTTGCTCCAGTTTTAGGATCTTTTTTCTTCTTAATTTGTTTTACTTTACGAATCTTTGCTGAATCAATTGGTCGTATTTCTTGAATACCGGCTTTTAGCTGAGATTCATTAACGACTAAATGATGATAGATTCTGCCATCAACATACCATCTTTTAAAAATATCATGACCATTTTCTTGGAAGTTTAACATGGCAACAATATTATCAAACTCTTCTTTAATAGTTTTCTTAATATTGTCGGGTTGTTCTAAGTTATCCATGTTAATATCAACAGGTTGTTCCATTGCTCCACCAGCAATAGCTTCTCCTACGATATCTTCAATCGCAGCATCAACTTCTGGATGCATAGAACACCCACGATATTTCATAATTAGTTGATGGTTATCTTTTGAATCATCACCGTCAATATTGAGATATTGACCGTAATGTGTACCTGATGCTGTAACATATCCAGCACCATCATCATCTACTGGTGGCACAATAGACGGAAGCTTCTTCGGATCAGCCGACTTTCTTTTTATTTCAAAACCAAATAGTGTAACACTTCTATCGTTTTCTGCCATTTAAAAATTCCCTAGTATAAATCAGGGCTGGCGTACCAGCCCTGATTACTGTATTTATTTAAGTAGTTGTTGCGGCTTCAAAGTATTGATATGCGAAAGTTGTTGTAAATCTTTCGATATCATCGTTTGTTCCGTAGTTTAGATCGATCGGTGATAAATCAGTTGGGAATGCACCTCTAAAGATGTATTCTTTAATTGATTCGCCTTCGCGATCTAGCTGTTCTACTTTCAGATCTGCTTCGTAAAGAATAGGTGTTGAAAGACCAGTATTTGCTGAGTGAGCATTCATACCGTTCATCCAACGTTCCATTGAATCACGAATTGCAAAATCTGTATCGTTGATAATTGTTACAGTCCATTCAGCAAATGTTCTGTCACCAGCCATTTTAAGCTGACGACCACGGAATGGAATTACAATAGTACCAAGCGTTGAACCTGGTAATTGTGCTGCTTCAATCAAAAACGATGTAAGTTCAGCGTCCCCACCTGCGTAGGCAGGAAAGTTGATTGTTGCTTTAAAGAGATTAGGACGTGCGCCTCCACCTCTTAATTTTGATTTGAAATCATCTACACCTAAAACTGCCATTTTCTATCTCCTTACACTGTGCCTACGACTTCTTCGAAGTCAACACCAGTTCTCACAGCTACGAAGTTTAGAGTGACATAGTTGATAGAACGTGCTGGCTTGATGAAGATGTTTGCAATGAATTCATTACGATCTATTACTGCAGGTGTGTTGTTAGTTTCGTCAGCAACTACACGGAAATCAGTAATACCTCTTCGGCCTTTTACTTCTCTCAACACTGGTTCGATGATGTTCACAAATTCTGCTCTTGTAAATTCATCATTGAATTCAAACAGAACTTGCTCAGCCGCTCTTGCAATTGCCCTTTCAAGAACAAGGAAGAGTCTGCGAACGTTGATTCTATCGAACGCTGATGCTCTTGTTAGCATTGTCTTATCACCGAATAGCAATGTTCCTTGACCAGGAATGTTTGCAATTGGGTTGACGCTTGCTTTATAAAGAGTATCACGTTGACCTTTTGTTGGCGAATAAGAAATTGAAGTAATTCCTAAGTATCCACCTCTGCGTGAACCAGCAGGTGAGAACCATGGAGCTCTTTCAATGTCTGTTTTTGCCATAAGACCAGCAGTTGAAGATGCCGCTGGAATATGAATGTATTGATCATTAAACTTATCATAGACTTTTAGATAGTTATTATCCATTACGTGATAAGAAGATCTTTTGCTTAATGCGTTTGCTGCAGCAACTGTATCTGTTACAATATTTGCTGTGTTTGTGATATTCACAACTTTATCTCTTGGAGGAGAAGAAGTTACTACACAATCCTTACGAGCTTCAGCTGTAGATACAAGATCGTTTACTACTGTTGTCCAAGCATCGCCTGACAAACCAGGTGCAATGAGGAAATCAACTTCGACTTGATCGCGATCTTCGAAAAGATCATGACCAGTTGAATATTCTGAGGCACCTAAAGCCGCTGAATTTGTACCATTACTGAAAGTATGATCGATAACCCCTGTTACAGCACTCGCAAAATCGGTGTTATCAGTATCTGCAATTACTTCACCAGCACCAGATGTTTTTTGATCTGAATCCCATTGGGCCATATGAACATAAGATGATCTTTGGTTAATTACATCTAAGGCATAATTATTTGTACCATCTGCATTTGTAGCTCCTTTTACCTTTGAAAGGAAAGGATATGTTTCTAATACTGTTCCTTTTGTACCAGTAATTGTTCCTTTATCGTCAACAACTACAACATGAATTTCGTCATTTGCTGCTGTTCCAGGATTTGTTTCAACATAAGATGATGTTCCTGGAGCTCCATCGAAATCATCTTCATAATCCCAACCATCAAAATCTGCTGCTCTTGCGCAAATAGAAACTGCTAAGCTATTTCCAAGTGCTCCTGGATATCTTGCGGCAAATGTAATATTACCACTGATTCCAGCATCAGAATCAAGAAGTAAGTTTCCTCCACCATCAGAATCTGTACCTAGAGCTTGAGTTTGGGTAATATCACCAAGGTTTGAAGCTTGTTCTTCCCAGTTATCAAAGTTTTTGATTAGAACTGTTTGATTTTGGTGATTTGTTGATGCTTCTGCAATTCTCAAAGTATTTTGAGAATCTGCAGAATACTTTGTATTCGTTAATGTTAATGATGTTCCACCTGTATTCAGGTCACCATCAATTACTTCTCCACCAGTTGTGAGGCTAGCTTTTGTGGTAGAGAATGCGTTAGTTGCGGCTGATGTAACAGCCCTTACCACTTGCATATTGCTTGAATATCTCAAGAAATAAGATGCAGAGTGATAGTCGATGGTATTTGTCTCATCAGGAGTTGCAAAGGTATCTGCTAATTCTGTTTCATTAGCAATCTTTGTTCTCTGATCAACAGGTCCCCATCTAAAATTTCCTACAATCGCGCCAGTAGTTGACTGTACGTTTGGAACGCCACCAGTCAGATCTATTTCTTTGACGACAACCGCTGGAGATTCGGAAGGTGCGCCTAATGCCATGTCTGTTCCTCTTCGGTTACTAATTATATGTTCTCATAATACGGTTATCTTCAATTACTATTATTTATATGTTTATAGATTTGGGTCATATTCAACGGCCCATTCGTTATCTGTAACATCTAATTCATTAATATATTGACTTCCATCATCATGAAAACCAAATGGAACAACATCATCTTCAATTTCTCTCATTCTTTGATCAAACAACATTTGTTTTAAATTAATATCTGTCATATCAGCAAAATATGATCCTGTTACAAAATACCCAAACATCACTAAGTTCATCATTAAATCGTCGTGATTACCTTCTGATGCTTCGTATGATTGACCTTTTGCTTCAAATGTAGATATTTCCATAATAGTATTTTCATCTACAATTTCAAGCTTTTGATTTTCAAGAATATCTTTAATTGCTGAGCAACCAAGTCTCTTTGTTTTACGATTAATTTCAATACCAAGAGCATTCGCTTTTACAGAAGATTCAACATGCATATTCTCATATTCTAAATCGTGATAAAGCCCATTACATACAACTGTGCCTTGGTCATTAGATTCAATTACTACATAAGCATCATTGTAGACTTTCGCATATTTATAAATAATATTCGGGAAGAGTATTGGCGAGATAGTGTTGTTGCGATACACAGCCACCTGCTTAAAAGGTCGAGTGCTAATATCGAGTATGTTAAAAGTAGAATAGTCCTGTCCTCTTCCCTTCGAAACATCTACTGTCATAACGTAATCATGTTTTTTTATTGGTTCTTCATAAACTAATAAACTACCGCCTTCTAAAGCTTTACTTGGGTTTTTAGCCCTAAATGACATTAACGTTTCAGCGTTAATAAGCGTATCACCCGTTCCAAAAAATGTATTACCGAATTCTTGGTCGAATTGGAGTTGTGAGGTGTTGGCGATTGTTTGTTGTTTCCAATGTTCGTCTCTTCCTGGGACGTCCCACCAATCGACTCTGAAACTAGTAAATTCGTTAACTCTTTGAGTTGCTCCTTCCCATATTTTATAGAAAGTATTCCCAATGCCATTCGCCGTTGACGTGATGATAATTTTTGTATCTTTTCCCGAGCTGACAACGGGATACGTGGACGTGTAGAATTCATTAGCTCTCTCCACAAATGCAAATTCATCTAAGTATAGAAGACTTACAGAAAGACCACGAATAGAAGAACCACTAGTAGCAGCAGCCAATATACGGCTATTATTAGAAAACTCAATACTACCTTTATTGAGAGCTTTCGTACCCGGTTGTAAAAAGAACGGAATATTCTCCAACATAAGCGTGATACGAGATAACATTTCCCTAGCTGTTGCCCCCTTATTCGCAAGAACCGCAACCGTTTTCTCGGAATTAAAGAGCGCGAACCAGAGGAGATATGCACACGCTGATATTGATTTACCTGACTGTCTGCAAGCCAAGACAATATTAAACCTATGCTCATTGAACTGCTCAAACATTTTCTTTTGATATGGATATAGTTTAAATGGAACTAAACCCTCATCAAGTGAGATTACTTTACAATATTTTTCTGCAAAATAAATTGGATCCTTCATACACCTTGCATACTCTTTTACAGTATCTTCGTCCCAAGGTTGTACAACACCATCTCGTTTTACATTAGGATTCCCTAGGTAACTCTGTGGTTGGTTCAGCATCAATTATATTCTTTTCATCTTGTAATAAACGTTGTAAATCAGCAGTAGATCCGAGAAAAACATTATTATTCGTGATTTGTTTTACTTCCTCTTTTTCTTCTTTACTTATGTCTTTATTTTTTATATTTAAGTCCATTAACTTATCGTTAACGTCTGCTAAATTTTTAACCATATT